GACGTCTCTCAACTCGCCTCGGGTGTTGTCGCAAAGCTGGAACGCCCCGCACGCTGCGATTTCATACGCGCGAGGGGCGAGCGAATATGCCTCAGAAATCGTTTCGCCAGTCCCATACATCTTCTCCGTGCGATGAACATTCAGGTTGATCTTCGACGTATTATACATCAGCGCCATGCGCTCCGGCGGAACAAGCCGGACACCTTCAAGCCCTGTCTCTTCGTCCTTGTACGTTCCCGCTTTCGGGAGCAGTACATTCAGTCCAGAACTGGACAGCGCATCTACGACCGGGACACGGTTGTTGAACGCCGTGTAGCAGAAGAACACATCGCGATCCGTCGGTCGCTCGATCCGCATGAAGGTATTCGGATCGTACGAGTGTGGCAGATACGCGGATGGTACGACCTTGCCAATCGTGTCCAGACTCAGTTTGTCGTTGACGAACGCGAAGTCGAAATGCCCCGCCAGCCACGCCTGATGCTCGTCCTCGTAGGGCGATTCCGTCAACCAGATCACGCGCCGACCGGGCAGCTTGTCGAACCCATTCATGATCTGCGGAGACATCAGCCTGCCGTTCACTACAAACAACAGGTCGTAATCCAGATACAGCAGGCGTGCCAGCATGTTTTCCATTCCGGCGTGGATTGCGATACGGTTGAGATCGGTGTCGATCTTCTCGTACAAATCCTTGAACTGTCGAACGATCAAGGTTTGCATCGAAATCAGGCGCTCGGTCTTGGTCTCGACCACATCCACGCCCAATTCTTTCAGACCATTCTCCATGCCCTCGCATACAAACAGCGTCGACATGGCGTGCCCCGGACGAACCACTGCAATTCGCATTGAGCCTCTCCATTTGCTCGGCGTCCTCTCTGTACCGGAGCAGGGAATTAGGATGAACCCCTTCGCCCACGCTCCGGTACTTGGAGAGGCGAGTGTATTGTACGCCGAGCAGAGGGATGTGACAAGTGAAAGCAAAGAGCGCCAGTACCGAAGTACCGACGCTCTCAGAGCTTTTTCTACTCGTGGTGAATAAGGCTAGTGACCTGCGCAGGTCGTTGATTTAGTACGCGACACCCACGAAGGTTACGACGGCGTTGGCCGGATAAACCGTGGCCGCGCCAGCGAACACTTCCAGCACGTCCAAGCGCAGCTCGTTGCCTGCCTTCAGCTGCTTGACGGTCAGGCTCGAGCGCGGGATGGTCACGTACGGATGCACCGAGTCGTACGCGATTTGCAGCGTGTCCGCTGCCCACATCGCCGTGCCTTGCTGGGCCACGCTCAGCTCGAAGTTGCCCGAGCCAGCGCTGTTCTTGCCGATCATGGTCAGCCCGAGGATGACCTGATCGATTTCCATGTCGAACGGGGCTTGGCTGTAGGCCGCGCCATTCTGCACCACCGACCATGTCGCCGTGCCTTTCGGGCCAAGCGAGATCGGGAACACCACGCGGGAATCAATGGTAGAACTCATCTCAAACCTCCTACGCGCTGAAGGTCGTCGCGTGTTCCAGCGAGACCAGCCACGTCGAATTGAGCACCGCAGTATCCTGCGAAGCCTTCCACGCAATCGTGCCGCGCTGTTCGAGCGGGTCTTCCGAACCGCTTGAGCCCAGCGGCTTGACGATGATGTCCACGGGCTTGACGGTCTTGCCCGTCATCGTGAACTCAGTCGTCGCGCCCATGTCCTGCTCGCGACCGATGTAGTTGCTGATACCGACCACGCCGACGGCTTCCTTGCCGAAGAACAGTGCGGTATAAACCGTGGTGTTCGAGGCGTAGGTCTTGGCGTTACTGGTCACATACCAGTCGGTCATCATGAACGTTCCGATGTAGCCGCTGATGCTGCGGTTGGCGTCACCGCGGACGTCGGCGTTCTGGAACAGGGTCGACAGGGTGCTGTCTTGCAGCATCGTCGCCAGCGTGTACGGGTGGACAATCGCCACGTAGCGGCCATTGGCGGTCGGCAGGGCGTTCGCGGCCATCAGTGCGCCGATGGCATTCACGATGTCCTTGTACGAAATCTTATCGTTGGTCGAGTCGATATCCGTACGAGCCGCAACGCCGTTGGCGTAGCGCACCGTCGCGCCTGCGATATAGTCATCGCGCGCAATGGTGTCCAGCGACAGGCCCGCTTGCTCGCCCAGCAATTCGCTGAAGATCGAGATGACGGGATCGAAGGCCGTAAACTGCAACTGATCGGAGTGGCGGATGAACGAGCCGTACCACAGCGGGGTCGCCGTGATGCTCGTCACGCTCACGCTCGATGGAGCGGGCGTCACGCCTTCGACCAGCGCGGTCGTGTTGGCCGACATCGCCGGGAACTTGCGCCATTCCAAATTGCCCAAGCCACTAATGGCAATGGGCGCTTCGGCGAAGCGCGTGTGCAACAGGCGGGGCAAGGCCCGCGACAACAGACGCCGCTCATACAGCGTCTTGACCTCGGTGCTCAGAACACCAGTGGTCATCGTACTCATGGTAAGCCTCCGAATGGATTAGTCGGGGCTAGGCTGCGTAGTCAATATCGTCCGTCGAGATACGACCGTACTTCAGGTCTAGGAACAGCTTCTCCTCTTCAGGAGAGCCGACCTTGATGGTCGACCACTTGATCTTCGCAGTGTTACCCGAACCGGGTTTATGGGTCGTCACCTGCGGAGGAGTGACAGACGGCTTAGTTGCGCTGGCCTTGAGCTCGTCAATTTCTCGTTGTTTGGCCCGCAGTTGTTCTGCGTACCACCCCAAGAACTTGTCTTGCATCTCGGCTGGGTCTGAGATGTTCACGATTTCGGGCGGAGCGCCTTTCTGCGAGTAGTACATCTTTAGGTCGAACAGATTGCGCATATACTCCGCACTCTGGACAGCCTTACTCGCCTCGGCTTTAGCCTGCTCTGCCTCGTACTGTTCGCGCTCGATCTCGTAAGCGGCTCGCTCGTCAGCGGTCATGCCCTTGAGCTTGGACTCTTCGGCGGCTTTCTGAATTTCAGCCAACTGCTTCTGAGTTGCCTCAAGTTGTTTCCGCAACTGCGAGTTCTGCTGATCCAGAGTTGAACGTAGCTTGTTCAAATCCTGAACGGGCACGAACTGTTTCGGATCAAACCCCGGACTACCTGCGTCAACCTTACCGCCCGCCGACATCCCTTTTCCATTCGGAACTCCGGCAGTCCCCGCGTCCACTTCTGAACCGGGAACACTGGCAGTAGGCAACTGGGTGTCTACATCTGCCATTGTATTCCTCTCCTAACAGGTTATATGAAACATGGCTATCTTAGTGCCCATTCCCGGATGTGTCAAGTCGGATTAGCGTATGGCAATCGTAGGGTAATCGTAGGGCAATCGTCGGTTTTCGTTCTAATTTCGTGGGTAAATCGTAGGGCAATCGTCGGTTTCGAACCTTGACTTTCGGCAATCGAATGTGGTACTCTTGAGCCGCCAATTACTGATTGGAACACGCTGTATTACGCCGAGCATAAAGCGAGGCGTAATAATCCGGTACTTTAGTCCTGTTGCGCGAAGCGAGTTCGGTGCTATACTGAGTCCACCAAAGCGCCTAACCGCGCTAACTGGTCACAGGGTAGCCAGCCGGGAAGACTGGCTACCGACCATTTCATAGGAGAGTATATGAAGACGTTTCTTGGAGTTCACTACCCGCCCGTCGGTCGTCGCAACGGTCTGGGCTATCTGCTTGACGCCGGAGCGGCAGGCGTGGCAACATTCGATTGCGGCTTTCCGGCCAAGCCCGGTCAGTTCTACGCGACGCGCTTCACGGTGAACGGCGCGGACAACCCAGAAGATTTCTATACTGATCCGCATGGTTCTGCCCGGCGTTGGATTGTCTCACAGGCCGTGCGCTGGAATCTGAATCCCGGCGCGCACTGCCGTATCATCAACAACGAGCTGGATATCGAGACGCCGCAGCATGCCGAGAAGCAGAGCATCTTCTACCTATCTGCCATGCAGGCGGTCGAAGAGCTCTACCCGACCGAGAAGATCGGAATCTGCTCGTACGCGGGCGGGAATCCTAGCGACAATCCGCTGCTCGACGGTACGCCTTGCTCGCTCGAGCAGCGTTGGCGTCCGATGCTACCCGCGATTAAATACGCTGGAGAGCACGGCCACTATGTCGTCCTGCATATTCACCAGCAGGACAAGGGCAATATGGAAACACAGGAAGGCCAGAGCGTATCGCTTCGGCATCGCCGCTCGATTGCCTACTGGCTGGACAATGCGGCGCACCCCGAGTGCGTCATCACCAAGCCACCACGCATTATCTTCAACGAGGTCAGCAATGGTGTGGGCGGCGTCGAGCCAAGCGAGAACCAGTACATCGCCTCGGTGACGTGGCTAGACCAGCAGCTTCGCGGCGATCCGTATAACTCACTCTACGTCATGCTCGGCCTGTACCAAGCGGGCGGAGCTGAACCGATCTCAGAGCGCGCTTATGCCCGTCTAGCGATGTACGTCAACGGCTTGGACGAGATCAAGATCAATCCACTTCCGGTCGATCCGCCTCCCGTAGAGGACGACCCGGTATATTTCTTCGGAACGTGCGGTCGATCCAAGATCAACGATCTGACAGAATACTGCGAGTCTAGGGAAATTGTCGTCGGATTCGCAGAACCGATGGCTGAGTAGAACAAAAGAGGCCGCACTAGCGGCCTCTTTTTATTTCTACTGCTTGCGCGTTACGCCCGAGAACCAGTATTTGTTATCCGAGAAGAACGGACTCTGCTGGTACTGGAAGTTGAAGTAGTTCGGATCATCGAACAGACTGTGCCCCGGCAGCATCGACGAGGCCAAACCGGGCAGAACCTTATTCAGCCACTCCTCGTAACTCGCCGCCCCGAAGCTGTACTTCTTGTATAGCGTTGCGAGCAACTCAGACCCCGCCGAACTCAGCGAGCCCGCTCCATTCCAGTACGTGTTAAGCTCTCCCCACAGAGTACCACCGAGCAGAGACTTGAACTCGATCCACTGCGCGCGCTTCTCCTCGTTCTGGTACGGCTCTTGATAGGACGAGTAGCCACTCTTGTACGACCCGCCACCCCCGCCGCCATAGTAGCGTCGCGTGTAGCCTCCGCCGGATGACGAGCCGTAACTCGAGCCGTACGAGGGCTGTCCAGAACTAGACTTAGCACTGTCGCTGCTGTAGTATTTAGACCACAGTGGATTACTGGGCGCGAACTCATTATACAACCAGTCGTAGTACAGCGTAATCTCGGGATGCTCGGCTCGGTACGCCTTGCGATCCGCCGTCGACATCGGCCCGTAGGCTGCGATCAACTCTCCGATGCCCGGCCAGCGACGCTCGCGGTCGGTCTTCAGTCGCTTGTCCAACTGCTCGGCGCTGATCCACTCCTTGATCGTCTCGTCGGACGGATTGGCGTACTGCTTTTCAAGCAAGGGCTGGAGCGTGTTGAAGAAGTCCGACCATTTCTGGTCGTCCGTCAACGGCTTATAGTTGTCCACCGTATAGGCGTCCAAGAAGCGCTGCATCTCAGGCGAGAGCGAGTCCTTGAATTTGAAGAACTCCCGACCGGGCGGGATGCGAGCCAGCAACTCGGATAGCTCGTCGCCTTGGATATCCTTGATGCTCTTGCCCTGTAGCAGTTTGTCCTTGATACTCGCCACTCCGCCGAGCGCCTTGATGCGCGTGGCCACGTCTGACTTTGTGAAGCGACCCTTGAAGATGTCGCTCTCGAGCCAGTTGAACAGCTCTTTCTCGGACGGCAGCGGATGCGACTTGAAGTATTCGCGCTTAGCCCACTCGCGCTCCTTGCCGACCTTGCCCGTTACCGCAGTCCAGTAGCCGTCGTAGTAATTCTTAGACCAGACTTCTCCGAGCGCACGATCCAGCGTATAGAATCGCGCGTCGAACTTGTCCATCTCCAGCGGAGTTGCGGCGGTCTTGAGATACCCCGGCATCTCCTCCGGCTGGCCGAGCGCCTTGAGCACTGGCCCGATGGACTTCCAGACATTACTCGCGATCTCGGGCAGATTTCTGCGCCACGCCTCGACATCCGACTTCCACTTGGTGTAATCGCCTGTATAGGCGGGCTTCGAGTTGGATAGCAGCGACATGAAGTTGGCCCGGATGCGCGCGTTTGCTTCGGCTGGCGTCTTGGGTTTCGCGCTGTACTCAGGCAGGCGACCGTAGTAGTCCTGCTCCAGCTGATTAAGCCGAATCGTCACGGCATCCCAGTCCGCATCGAACTGCGACAGTCCGATCTTGACTTGGTGGCCCGCGAAGTATTCCGCTAGAATCTTGGCGTACTCCTCGTCGTACTTCGCCTTGTTCGACACCAGCTCTTGTGCTCTCTTCTGCGCCTCGTCAGTCGGCAGAATGACATTCCCGTCGGCGTCGCGCGGCGAGGCTGTGTTGATAATGGACTGCGCTTCGCTCTCGGGTGTCGCGCTAATCATCATCTCGAGCCGCATACGGGTGTCGTCGTCGAGCGCGCCCATGCCGTCCAGCGTGCTTCGGAGCGTCGTCAGGTCTTGCTTGTATTCCTGATACTGCTTCTCCTGCTCCGTCTTAGTACGGGGATACGAGCCCGTCATGTAGCCGACGAGCCGCGTGCCGCCCTGATTGTCGTAGTAATCCGACGCGGCGGTGTCCCACTTCGGGCCGGACTGGCTCTCCATCGCTTGAATATATTCCTTGGCGATTTGCTTCTTGTTCCACTCGCTCGCATTCTCGATATCCGACAGGGCGTTGTAGCCCAGCTGCTTGATGATCCCGCGCGAATCACCCGGCGATGTGACGCCGAGCAATGAGGCAACCAGCGGCGACTGACGCTCAATCGCTTGCGGCAGGCCGGGGAACAAACTCGTCAACTGCCCCTGCGGAATGACTGAGAAGTACGACGCAGACTCAGGCCGAATAAGCCCCATTGACATCAGAGCCGCCTGAACGCCCGGACTCACCGAGAACCCGAAGTTCTTGACTTGCGCAAGGAACTTCTCGCTCGGGGACAGGTAGTCAGGGATGTAGCCCGTGAACGCATTGACTGCCATCTTTCCGGACAGGAGCGCCATCGGATTGAACTCGACCGACGTGTCGCCGATCTCGACCGGAATGGACGGGAGTGCTTGCTCGGGCATTCCCTTTGCCCGGCGTTCCGCGTTGATGTTCTCCTGATACTCTTGATACCAGCGCACCATCTGCGGTCGGTGCTTGAGTTGCTCGATGATGTAGAGCATGTTCATGCGCGGGAACTTTGCAAACGGCACGAACCCGCCCAGCGCGCGGATAGGCTCGAGACCCTCGAAGCGTCCGGACTGAATCGTCGGCCCGCGCGTCAGGAAGGCGTCGATGCCCAGCGTTGTATTGTAGTCCATCAGGACGTCGTTCACCCGCTGGCCCGCTCGCTCCTTGGCGATGTGGGCCGCGTCGGCGACCTGCTTGCCAATACCGGACAGCCAGTCCATGACCTGCTTCTGCTCGTCCTTGCTGAGCAGGGCGAACATGGACATATCCGGCGCGTTCCCAGCCCGAGCCGCCGTCTTCATGGCGTCGAACCACTGCGGGATTGCCGACGATGCGGAGCTCGTTTGAGCCGCCTGCGCCAATACGCCCGCCGGAACATTCTTGCCCGGAATCAGCAGTGCCTCGTCGATCTTTCCCGCCAGTGTGTCGAAGTCTGCAATGTCTCCCGAACCCGATTTGACCAAGTCCTTCAGGTCGCTCTGGAATCCAGCAATGATCTTAACGAGACTGGGGCGCTCTCCGAGCTTGGTCTTAACGACATCGATAATCTCAGCCACTTCAGCCGCTCGGTCATGCGGCAGGTAGTTCTCGATTGTCCTCCAGAACTCGGGCCGCTTCTTCCCGTCGGGAATCTTCGAGTTGACGAGAGTCTGAAGTTGCTTGACTGTCATATCGGTCTTGATTTCGTTGTAGATACTCTTGCCGACTGGCGTTCCGTCCAACTCCTCGACGAGCGACTCCCAGTCTCCGTTTCTGACTTTCTCTCCCCAGACCGGAATCGGAGCATACTCGTAGCCCTCTAATTTGGTCGAGACGATATTGTCATAGAGCCTGCCAATTCGGTCGTCTATGTCGAGCATCATATCGGACTGCGTGACGGGCCGCTTGATTTCGAACTTGTCCAGTTTGAACTCCGAGAAGTCCAGCGTTCCACCCGGATTCTTGACCCCGGCCTCCAAGTACGCCTTGTCAACCATCTGCGACAGGGCGCTGTACGATTCGTCATCGCCCACCAAGAACTTCAGAGCCGCCAGCTTATCAGGCTCTACGGCCTTGCCCGTCAGCGCGTCGTAGAAGCTGTCCTCACCCTTTAGAATTCGGTCGTAGACAGCGATCATAGCCGCCCGAATGTTCTCCAGTCTCTCGGCTGACTTGCCACTAGCCAGTGTCACGTTGTAGTTATAGACGCTGATTAGTTTATTGACATCACCCTTCTTGATTAGCTCCATTAGGTCTAGTGGCGTGTTTGCATCCATCTTCACTTTCGTCTTAGCGTCCACCATGACGCGAGTTCCGAAATCAGTGAAGGCCGAGACGGACGTTTTGTACTTTTCCAGTTCTTGAATTTCACGCTGCGCCTCGAGAATCTTCGGGTACTTCCCAGCGAGCGACGGATAGTTTCCAGAGCGCCACGCCTGAGCCGGATTCACGTTGTTCTTGGCCGAGTAGTCCAGAAGTGCGCGCAATTCCTCTGCCCGGCGTTGCGCTGCCAGCGCGAACCGCTGTGTCGCTTCGTCATAATCTCCTGTCAGGATTCCTTCGCCACCGCTATACATCTTTCCAAGTTCTTCCAGTCTGCTGATGACGGATTGAATCTTTGGCTCGAATGAACTGGCGACGTTCGGCCTGACCTTTTTCTCTGGCACGACAACAACACCCTTAACGCTCATCGGACTCATCTTCGGCCCGACATCGAATGTCGAAGTGTCCTCGGCAATCTTTCGCAGATCGGTCAGGTCGGTCGGCAGACGGCCCGTCATGTAGGCGTTGGCCTTCATGAGTGGTTTCATCTGTTCGCTGATGAAGTCTGGATCAGCGCCGAGCATATCATCGAACGCCGAGCGCAACTCTGGCGAAATCTTCACGCGCCCGAACGCCTTGATGGACTGCCACGAGCGGATCAGGATTTGCTTGACCTGCTCGAAGACTTCCTTCAGTTTCGAGTTCGGAGCGATGCCGATCATCACATACTTGCGGAACGCAAGCACAAGCTTCTCGTCGGCGGCGCGGGCCTTTGGCTCGATACCACGCAGGTAACTAATGCGCTTGGCTTGCTCGGCGGTCGGCGCGGCATTCAGCGTGAGTTCGCTCAGTTCGCGCGTCACGTCGTAATGACTCAGCAGTTCGCCCGTGATCTCGTCCTTCGGCGCGTTGGCCCAGCCGTACATCACGGCCTTGCGCTCGCCGGACTGCATCTTGAATAGGTGGTGCGACCACTCTTCGAATACAGTATCGGCATCAGAACCCTGAAGCAATCCGATGAGCGAGCGCGTAGACTCGATGCCGTCGCCTGAGAAGACGTGCTGGTTGAAGCCCTTGACGAAGCCGTCACTCGACTGGTTGAATAGCAGGGCGAAGTTCTCGGCGGTTTCTCGCACGGCCTTCTTGCGCTCGCTCTCGCTCTTGTACTTAACGACTTTAATCCCGGCCATGTCGAGTGCGTCGATGATTCTCTGATCTGTATTCGTAGGGACAATCGCCGCTCCGAATTCAGATAGGTCAACCAGCCGATCCGGCTTCGCTTCGAAGTAGTCGGTCGGAATCCGCATAATGTCTTTTGCGGTTCTAAGCGCCATATCGACCGTGTCTTCAGAGAGCTTCGTCTCAGGCAGGTAGCCCGATATGATCGCCATCATTCCGTCGTAGTCGCTCAGCTCTCCATACTCGCTTAGATAGTCTCGCAGAATGTGCGGGGTGTATGACCCAGTCTCCTGCCGGGATAAATCATGCAGGGATGACTCTGCTTTTTGCGCGTAGAGATTGGCTTGCTTAGCTCCAACGAGTTGGTCGGCTCTCTGGTACAGTTCCTTCTCGGAAGTTATTCTGTTCGCACCCGCCGCTCTAAGTTGCGCAATTCCAAGTCCGCCACCAACACTCCTGAGATCGTAGTCTTTGTCGAGCCCGCCACGCATGGCGTGCAGGATATTTTCAGGAGTAACCTCGCGCCCGGTAATCGCGATTGTGTTATTGTACTTTACACCTTCCGCAGTGCCACGAATCTTTTTGGCGAAATCATTGATTAACCCGTCGTTCTTCATGACATTTCGGAAGCCATCTCGAAAATCACTGTACCTAATTGGTTTCTTGTTGATCAGGACATCCAAGGCTCTGGACAGATTGGCGGCGGCGTCTCCATCAAACGCTCTCTTCGTCTCGTCGACAATAACCGTGTCGAGATACGCCATGACATCGTCGAGCGACTTGAATTCTTTCCAGCCCTGCTTCACACCAAAGTCCTCCCATGAGTCCCAAGAGTACAGACTGAGCAGAAATTTATCGCCGTCCTTCTCAATCCTACCAATGGACGCATCGTAAATATTCGAGCGAATCATTTTGACATTGCGCCCATTCTCGACCCAGCTCATGATATTACCAGACCCTACCGTGTATAGGTCTCTCGGATCGGATAACTCGGTGATTCTATCCGCGACGCGAAGCGAATCCCTCCCGTCTCGAACTAAGTCTGAAATATCCTTCAACAAAGACTCGTCGCTCAATATCCTCTCAACACTCTTCGTGCCAACAATCGGATTCTCTACTGACAGAACTCTGAGAGTCGGTATGTCGCTGCCGTAGAATTCCTTGATGGTGTCATCTGGTATCGTGGTGTAATTTTCGATTAAATCCACAAGGTCGATACCACTCTGTCCAGAGAGATCAATCTCCTCTTTAATCGAATCGAAGTAAACGTCGGGCCTGATGGACTTCACAAGCCTCTCGTACTCTTCTCCTTCTGGCTTCCCGCGCAGAGCCGGGAACGTCGGCGTCCAAGCGTCTACGTCGAACACCGGATTTTTAGTCGGATCGACCATCGTCGGCTTAGCGACCAGTGTGATATCGCCGAACTGATCGAGCGGGAATTCCTTCTTCGTAATCGCCACGCTCGGCATCGGGAACTTGCCACCCATTTCATCTAATGTCTTCTTGAGATTGTACCCATTCAGATTGTGAGTCGCGATGAACGCACCGTTCACCTGAAACACCGCATCGCCCGTCCACAGTTCCGGCGTAATACCGGATACTCTGGATAGCGTCGTGCCTAGTTCCCAGCCTGACGACACGTCATTCGCGAGCGCAGTTGCGACGATCAGACCGTGCAGGGTGTCGGATTCCTCGGGCGTAATCGGCAGCTTGTTCTTCTCGATAGCGCCGTTCAGTTGTTCTCGCAGCGACTCCGCATTGAGCTTCGCATTCGGGTCGATACCAGACTCGCGCAGAATCTTCGGGACGCCGACATCGGGCAGTGGCGCACCGCCGATAGCCTCTCCCTGCGCGGCGACCAAGTCCACGTAGTCCGCCATATCGACGGGCTCGCTGGATGCAGTGGACATCATGCGCGTCAAGTCGTCCAGTGCTGGACTGGCGTCCTGCGCCACCGATGCGCGCACGTTCGCGACGTCGATAAGATTCTCGACCTCGTTCGAAATCTTATTGAGTACAGGCGTGTGTTCCACCGGATTGGCGACGTCATGCTTCACCAGCCGAACCAGTTGGTCGGTCTGCGAGTTCACGTCGATGACAGGCGACCACGTCCCGCGCGTTACCTTGAAGATGGTGCGGCCCGACTCGATGTAGCCGTTGTCGATATACTCCATCGTCGAGATCGCTCCGCGCTTCTTTGTCGCGAGCGTCTTCTTCCAGTTGAAATCAATCGGCTTCCCGCCGAACTTATACTGGAAATCAATCAACGCATTCCGGTTGTAGAGGTCTTCCGCCTTCAGCGCGCGTGTAACCCACTCGCCGTCGCCGATCTTAATCTTGACCGGAGTGCCTTCGTCGACCAATCGCAGGAGTTGCAGGCGCGCTTGAGCGTACCGCTCGACAGCGATCAGGTCGTTCGAGCGCGTACCGTCGGCGAATATCTGCCCGTGCTTGAAGAAGTATTTGTTGAGATACGACCGAACTTCCGATTCGCTAGCCCATGTGTAGCCGTCGAGCGGCTTTCCAACCTGCTTTTCAAGTTCGGCGATGTAGTCGCGGTAAGGCAGATTGAGAGCCTTCCCATCTATCCCGCGCTGCCATGCAGTGATGCGCGTCTCGGTGGGCAACAGCTTGACCGTCTTGTTGTATTGCTCGAATATCGCGAGCGCCTTTTCCCAGTCCGCCTTGATCTTTGGGTCTGTCGCGGAATCGATGCGCCGCTGAATAACCTTGCGCATTGTTCCTGAACGGCTCGGTTCACCGCCAAGAACTTTCTTGTTCAGTCCAGTATAAGCGAGTTCCAAGTCGCGGTTGTAGTCGAGATTCATCGTGTCGAGGTACATTCCGCGCACGGTCTTGACGTTCTTGGCCTCGGACGCCAGCCCCTCTTCGCTGACGGCGGGAGAAAAGTCGGTGATCTCCTTCTCGGCCTTGCGGCTGGAGTCCATCATACTCTCGGCGCGCTGAGTCACTTGCGCGGCATCTACACTGCTGGAATTGACCAGCTCTCGTTCGGCGAACTCAGACATCGGTGGCGGATTCTCGACAACCTTCTGCGCAGTCTTGACAACCTTCTCGACGCCGAGCAGAGTATCAGCCTGACTCGCGGTCAAGTCCATCAACTGCTTGACGGAAGCGTCGTCTCCCCAGTTCACGCCGTCCAGATGCGCGATGATGAACTCCTTGAGCGCATCGCCCAAATCCCCCTGCGGCATATCCTTTGGCATCGCCATGTCGACGAACGTCCGAAACGCCATCGCTCGATTTCCGATGACTGCTGTCGCTGCCGACTTGGCGTCGGCGTATGCGGAAGGATTAAGCGCCATGTTCTTAGCAATCGTCTGCAAGCCGGACTGCAATTTGGCTCTCTCCTCCAGCATGCGCTGGGCGAAATACGCCTTCTCGTCGGCGCTGAGCCAGTTGACTTTTTCAAATTTCTTAGCGACATCCATTGCGGACGGGATCAAATTTTCGGGCAACTCGCGACTGATCTGCTCGAACAGCGGTTCGAATACGCGCGAATACTCACGGGCGAAGACCTTGATGGCTGCGCCGCCTTCGATGCGGGGCTGAATGCTCTTGAGCGTCTTCCAAAGTTCCGCACCAACGCCGCGTGCGCCGCTGTCCTTGGCGGTCTTGGCGTACTTCTTGAGCGAGTTCATCGCGGCAGTCACTACCGGGTCGAAGATTCGGCCTTCGCCATCCGAGATGATGCTCAGCAGGTTGTCGGCGTTATCGCCGTAATATCGCCGGATAGCGTCCGAAATCTCGGCGCGCGTCAACCCATAGCGCTTGGACAGGATATCCTCAGCGTGCGAGGATGACAGCAGCAGGCCACCCCGCTTGCCGCTCAGGTCGATCAAATCGCCATTGATGAGCATGCGAAATGTGTTGTCAATATAGTTGACCACCTGCCAGCCGGGCCGGAGTGTCAACACGGCGTTCGTCCAAGGCGTCCAGACCCACTTCTGAAAGAAGCGGTTGAACGAATCGGCAGAATCGGTCGCGACGATTTTCTTCATGCCGAGCTTCGCGCTGCTGAAGGCCATCTGGCCCTCGTTCAGAATTTTGGCGGCTGTCTCGATAATGCCTGCCGCCGTCGCGGAGTCGTCGGCCTGCTCGCGCAGAACCGTCTCAATCACATGCGCGGCGCTCACGAGGTCGTCGTAGTGGCCGGACTCGAACGCATCGGCAATACGCTGCTCGATCAATTTGCGCGCTTCGACAATGCTCTCACCCGTCCCGCGCAGGTAGCCGTTAGCGCGTTTAATCATTGCGCGGCGAGCCATCTCTTCCGGGCCTTCCTTTGCGCCTTCCACAGCAACGTCGGCCAAGAATTTCTCGGCAGACCGGAAGGTGTCCATCACATTGTTGACCGCCGTTGGCGACACGCCGTGCTTCATAATCAGTTCGAGTCGGTCTCCGATGCGCGCGGCCTCGGCAACACTTGGAAGTTTCCCGATTACGAAATTGTCTGCGCCATCGCCGAACATATCTTCCGGCTTGAGGATGGACGCCGTTGCGACAAAGACCCGCCGGGCAAACTTGAGAGATGAACTGTTGACCGTCTCAGTGAATAGTTGCCGCGCCGTGTCGGTGACAATGTGCTCTGGGATATTCTTAATCAGCTCCCGGCCCATGATCTTATTAACGGTCTTGAGCGGAGCTGCCAGTGTCGCGTCTGCCAATAGGCCAGAGCCCTTGACCGCTAGTTTGCCCAGTCCAATCGCGCCTTCGAATAACTTCTCGACAGGCTTCCAGACAAACGAGAATGGAGCGTAGTTAGTCACGTCCATCAGTGTGTCGCCCACGAAGTCCATCACGCCATTCGTTCGAGACTTACTGAGATCGTCGCGCATCGCGTACTCGAACAGGAAATCCGGCACAGCCGCCGCCTCGACTACTTCGCCGTTGGCGTCCATGAAGGACAAGCCTGCCTTGGCAACGTCGTCGTATGAGACGCGCCGCTCGGGGTCGGATACCGAGAACGTCGTATAGGTCGAGGTCACGCCACCCACTGCTGTGCCGTACTGGGCGCGCTGCTCTACGGTCTTGCGATCCTTAATAGTGTAGCCTAGCTGTGTCGCCATCTCTTCTTGGCGCGACTTCGGAACGCCGAGCAAATCAAGGGAGCGGCTCATCGTCGCCCAGTCCAGACCGTCCTTGAAATACTCGCGGCCCGGGTTTGAACCCGCCTCGCGCGCTGTCTGGATCAGCTGATCTTGGACATCCTTCGCCAAGCCGCGCGGGAGTTCCGCGATCACCGAGACGTCGAGTGGCTGTCCGATCATGGTCTCAATCTGTTTGACGCGCTGAATCAGCATGTCACCGTCGGACGTGCTCGCGGCAGCAAGGCTCGTATCGCCGTATTTCGGATTATAGGGCCGACCCTCGAGTCCAGAGAATACTGTCTCTGAGACTTTGGACGGTACGGACAGAACCTCGTTCAGCCACATGCTCGGTGTGTACGCTTCGGACGCCCGATGCACGAAGTCCAGATTGGCCTTTGTGCGCTCGACAATCTTGCGATAGATCGCGTCCTTGGCCGGGTCAACCTCTGGCGCGAAGTCATTCTTAACCTCGACGATGCGATTGCTCCACATCGTTCCGCCCCGACCATCTGGAATTTGCTCGCTCACTTGCTTGAATTGTGAACCCGCCACAGATGTTGGATCGACCTGCGCGCGATAGTAAGGCGGCAACTTGCCGATATCGAACGTCTCCGGGTCAATCGCGTCGATGCCATCGAGAGATACCGAATTGGGATCGACCTTGTTCTCGATGCCAGAGATGCGCTGGCGCTGCCGTGCATAGCCCAGCTCGGTCGTAATCATATGCGAGGAGTTAGAGATTGCGCCCAGCACGCCCAGACCGGCGGCGAATGGCGCGGAGAGCTCACCGCTGCGCTGAGCGGCGCGAGTTACGCGATAGTCCTGCGCGCCCAGCGTCTTGCCGTCCTCGGTATGGAAACCGCTCGGGAATGCGATTTCGAACATCTTGTCGTAGCCGTCGTCGTCCAGACCAATCGGCGTATCGAGATACTTCTTCGCCAGATTCATGCCTGTCGTGGAGTCCGACTTTGAGATGTGGTAGATCAAATCGGGCGTGACGATGTTATAGTCCAGACCGATGTCGTCATTGTTCGCCATCGCCCGGATACCCGGATCAATCGGGAATGAATCGTCAAAGCTGCTCGGGCCAGTCTCGCCTTGGCGCGTCGAGTACAGATCGCGCATTGATGACTTGAGAGCCTCGCGATTTCTGCGCTCGCCCTGATAGCCCGTCGACCGCATCTGCTGATTGGTCATGCCGTACTTGTCAGCCAGCCAACTGAGTTCCTTCTTTGGCTCGGCGACAACCAGAGGCTCGTCGTCCTTCCCGGCATTGGGGTGGGCCGTTGCCCACTCGACCTGCTCCCGGCTCGGCCCGCTCGGCTTGGCGGGTTTCTGGCTGGCCTTCTGCTTGATGTACTGACTCCAACGCTGGTCGCGCTGCATTTGCATAGAAGAAGAACCAGCCCGACTTTGACCCTCGTAAGGCTCTTTGGACTGGTTCTGCTTGGCGGCATTGACAGCGGCCAGCGCAGTCTCGGCAATGATCTGCGCAATAGTTTTTGGCATTACACGTTATCCTTAGATGTAGCGCGGGTTACTCACAAAGTTGTTGCGCTGGTAACTGTTCATGGGCTGGGTGTAAGCTGATTCACGAGCACCCATTGGCGTCGGCGTGCTGATCGGCGCGTTCTTGAAGGACGGCGCAACGAAGCGCTTAGCTAGTTCCAGATAGGGCTGCAAATCCTCAGAGCCCTGCGCCTCAGACCAGAACTGATTGAGCTCGTTCTGCAACGCGCGCTCTTGCGCTCGCGTCCGGCGGTCGCCCACATTCTGCGTATTGTACTGCTGGAGCGCACCAAAGACGCGCTGTAGCCACGGCGCGGCTGGCCCAAGATCGCCCATCGTCGCGTCGTTCGTCGCGATGTTGTCGTCCTTGTTCAGCAGGCGATTGCTCAATGCAGTCCACGCGCTCTGGGCGCGGTCGGCAGACGTGTACGAGCCGCGCGTCGCCAGATCGCCTTCGCTTCCGTAGGCGTCATTGGCGATCTTGCCGGGCTCGTATCCGGCGAACTTACTGGGGTCTTGCTGGTACAGCCAGCTCGACCAATACTTGCGGTCAATCGGGCTCATATAGGGGATAAGCATATTGACTGTCGTCGCGAGTTCAGCGCCCGGCTCATACGCGCCCGAGTAGCGATAGTCCGTCCACCACGACGGCGTCGACCCTACGTCTGTCGGCTGCGTCGGGACTCCGCTCTTGTAGGAGTAGACCGGAGGCTGGCTCGGTCGGAAGCCGGGATAAATACCCATGTTATTGGGCGGACTCGGCGGAGTCGGAATGACGGTTGTAGTTGCCATATTAACCTCCAGATCGCATCGCTTCCATGCGAGCGATGTAATCCAACGCTTGATTCATGCCATACGTTTTGGCGATCAGATCGAAGTCGCTCGGCGTCATAGCGTGATAAGCAGACAGCTGGTCTCTGATCGTTATGGGAGAATAGCCGATGGCTCGCCCCGCGCTGCCGATAGCTTTGTCTGCCGCTTTCTTATGACGCTCAATGATGTCCATTGATTACCAAGCCTGAGTGTTACCCAAGACGGTCAGTCGCGGAGTCCAGCCCTGTACGAAGTCGGGCTCGGATTCCCAGTAAGGCGTAAGACGCTGCCCGGTCGTCGTTCGAATCTTGAACGGCGGAGGCGGGAGTGGTAGAGAGCCCCCGCCTCCACCACCCCCACCGCCTCGACCGCTATAGCCGCCGCCGGAATATGCCGATTGCTGCTTGTCTGGGATCAGTCCGGGAAACAGACCGCGTCCACCCTCGCCCGTGGTTGGAAACGAGCCCATGTATGGCTCGAGTTCCTCCATCATCCAGACTTTCGAATCAGAGCCCGCGCGACCTCTGTTGCGCGACTTGATATCATCCCACACACTGCGAGTAACTCTGTAGTCGTCCGTCTTGCCGCCAGCTCGAACGGGCGGCTTGGTGACAGGCTTCTTGGTTTGGGGAGTTTTCTTCTTGTCCGTATCCACGTTAGCCTCCGCTCATTCCGCCGAGCATGGACATGAGTCGCCCCGCATCGCCCGGAGTCTCTTGCCCGGCTGGCATCCCGCCCGCAACCTGCGGAGGCAGCACGCCTTGCTCCGGGTTGCTCATCAACGGCTGGCTGATCGGCTGGCGAGGCGGCGAACCTTGCGCTTGCTGCTCAGGGAGTTGCAGTCCATACTGCTTGGCAACTTCGGCCATGAGCATTTGCATGAGCTGCGGTTGATTCTCGTACGCCTCGACCAGCAGTCGGTCGTTCTCGCGATCCGGATCGTCGATTCCGAAATACTTCTCTTGCGCTGTTCGCTTGCTCACACCGCGAATCGCCAACAGCTGATTGCCTAGTGCGACCATGCGAGCTTCGTCTTGCGGGAAGCGCGGATCGACTTGCGTTTGAACGAACCAGCCTTTCGTGTCTGCGCCCACCAGATCACGCAGGACATACGGCTCACCTTTATACTTACCAAAGACTTGAATAGCCTTGTCCGGCGCGAACTTCTGATAGAGCGACAGCATCTTGCGAATGACTACTTCCCACATCAATTCGATTTGACGCTTCGGTTGCTCGAGTCTAATTCTACCGCCCTCAGCCATTTGCGACAATCCATAACCACTCGGGCCATTGGCCGCACCGTACGTGACGGGCGGGTATGAGCCATTCGAGATGGAGTCCTTCGCAAATGCAACGATCTGACTGTGGTCGGGCGGCTCGGTGAAGGGCCGAATGAAGTCAATCGATTCCTCCATGCCCATATTGACTACCGTGCCATACGAAGTATCGACATCAATCGGTCGCCCGTCGCGCGTCTTGGCGACCAGCGGCAGATTGGCCGAAATGTCTAGCATCCGATTCTGGTGATTGATGCGATTCTCCAGCATACGGATGTCCTCTTCAATCGTGAAGAGTTGACTCAGCCCCCAGTTCTCGGGCTTCTTGTCCTGAGTCGGGATAAAGAACCCAATCGTGTAGGGCAGGTCAGTGTAGCCCGACATCAAGGTCGGCGCGCGAACCACGTCATTGTCGATGACAATCGCATTGTAGACGCCATACGCGCCGCTCTCATCCTTGCTCCAGAACCACACGTCGTAAAAACGCACCTTGATCTGAACCAGCGAAGCGCCAACCGCTTCTGGCCGATAGTTCGGGAACTCCGAGCGCACATCATCCAGCGAGCGCTCGTCGCGCATAGCAATCATTAGCCAGCGACCCTTGGGCCCGCCGGGCAAATAGATAAGGTTGGACAGTGGGATTACGTCAATCTTGGCGGGCACGCCCTCAATAACCTTGACGGATTTCTTCTCTTTGCCAACGGCCTTATCCATATCGTCCGGATCGCCTAGCTCGATATTCTCTACATTGCCGCTATCGACCCAGACCGTGCGGATAGCGCAACCGCCGTCGATGGTCATGTTGTGAATCAGGTCGTTGTGGATATCCACTTCCTGCTCAACGCAGTTCATACGGATCATGCCGGACACCAAGCGCTCGATATCTCCTGCTCGGCGGTCGGCGTCTTTCGTCTCGCGGTAGGTAAAGGCGGAGAACTTGAGCGCGTTATGGCTCAGGATGCCAACCGTTAAATTGACCACGTTCGTCGCGTCGTTGGCGATGTACGAATACTTATTCAGGACGCGATGATACTCGGCGGGCATGCCCTTGACGGAATTCGTCGAGTAGTGATCCATATTGTAGAGCGCGCGGTAGCGGATGATGCGGTTATCCCGCTCGCGCAGATTGTCTTCCGCCGTTTTGATGAGTTCGGTCAGGGTGTTCTTGTCGTTAATGACCATGCTGATTCACCGTCCAAGCCTTGCAATTTTTGTCAACATGGATAAAGCCCATGTGCATAGGATCGAAATCTCCGCACGACCCAGTCGGCAGAACGGGCTCGAGCGGAGTCTCCATCAATTCTCGATGGCATCGCTCGCACCGGGCTGGATAATACGACGCGCACTTCTCGCATACCGGAAATCCGCCAATATCAATCATGCTTACTCCACGAATTCTCGCGGCAGGGCGACATCATAGCCGCCGTATCTGCGCAAATTAGTATTCGATAGTGCCATGCGAACCTGCGTCACGGGCGGCGGGCCGTCGAAGTAGCCCATCTTGTCGACCACCAAATAGACCATCGCCTTCAGCCCGTGGTTGTGACGGTCAATCGGTCGCTTGGCATCGGCGTGCATCGCTGACGTGCGCTTCGGGTAGCGATACAACTGGTGCTCGTTGATCGTGTGCACGCAGCGCGGATGATAGTGCAGTCGCGCCGTGTCCGGATTCTTCGGATTGCCAAGCATAATCCGGTAGCGATCAATCCCGTCCTGAATCCCGACCCGCTGGCCGCGCGGCATAATCCCGCGACCCCCGCACAATTTGTCTTTCTTCGTCTGTTCCAACCAGTGCGACGCCACGCTTTTGCCATCGCTCAGGTTGGCCGAGTAGCCCGCCACGTCGATGATAATGTCGTCGACGTTAGCCCACCATTCTTTCTTTCGGCAATCGTCAATCATCTTGAGCGTCCCTGTTTCGGGTCGCTGGAGATAGACCTCGTCAAACGCCCAGATGTCGCGGCCCACCACATGACACGCCAGAATCGCGTACGCCCCGGCATAGCCCGGGTCAATCGCTAGGATGACTGGCAGGTCGGGCGAGTAGTCGTACTTGCCGTCGACATGCACGGTGAAGTCAAACTCTGGGTGAACCAGCAGGCTGGACTTTCTGGGTACGGCGGCATGGCGCTCAAGGAAGAGAGACTCAGGAAGAGTCCGTTCCAAGAGAACGATCTCGGGGTCAGATCGTCCGCCGGGGTAAACCCCGAGGTTGGCCCAACTGGGTACTGAGTAAGACTTGCCGCCATAGATATTCTCGCCCTGCAAGAGATTGAATAAGTCAACGTACCACTGGCTCGATTCCTCGAGTGTTCCGCCGAGCATCAGGAGGCCGCGCTTCTCGGCCACGCGCCCGCGCAACTTCAGGAAGACTTCGAACGTCGACTGCGCCGCTTCAGTCATCAGCACCAAGTCCGGCGCTTTACCAGCCAACTTCATCACGTCGGCGGCGGTCTTCGTCTCGACCACGCAGCCCGTGTTCGACACGAACATGCACGGCCCTTCCTTGGGCATCGAGATATCGCGATCCGAGACTGCGCCTAGCTTAACGGCGTCAATCATCATGTACTCGAACTCGGGTCGCGCTTGCTGGAAGTCAGGCCCGACGATCCAGATCAGGCTCGAGAACAGCAGGTAGCTCGTCCCGAGCGCCGACATCAAGCGGCTCTTCCCAGCTCGCTCCCCACCCGTCACCAGAATCACCCGGCTCGTCTCGTCCGACAGCGGCGGGACTTGCAGAGGATACGGCTCGTAGCCGATCTGCTTCCAGATAAACCTGCGTTGAGCCAGATTCGGACTCATGCGTGTTCCCCAAATTCTTCAACTCGGCGGCGATGCTCAAGAGCCGAGTGTTGTTGTTGACGTTGAGTGTTGCCGAGCGCAGACCGTACAGATCGGCCTTGCCCATCAGAATCTCGCGCGCCTGCTCGATCAGCTTGGCCTTTGTGCCGCCGCGCGTGTCGTTGGATTCGTGCAACGTCTGGATCGTATCGACATACAACTGATCCAGTTCGACGGCGATATCGGCCCGGATGCGCTCGATGTTCGGAATGTCGTCGATCAGATACCGGATAGCCTCGACATCGTCCCTGACCTTGCGCAGCTCGCCGCCGATCATGCGGTGAATCTCCGGTGTTGTGACACCGGACATCATCAGCCGATAAATTGTCGGGAGTCGCCGCTCCCACGCAGCATCCAGCCTCAGTCCGCCCTCGGTGTACGACTGAACGATTTCCTGACTGGTTGGCGTGTCCAGTGCTGGACTGGGCTTTCGCATCATACTACATCGCCATCGGCGGTAGAGGCGGTCGCGGAATCTTGCCGCCCGCAGGCTCGGCCATCTCGCCCTCGCCACCCGCTTCGTACGTCTCGCACTTCACTTCAGGGCCAGCGCTGACGCTGATGCTCGGCGCTGAACACTTGCCGCCCATATTGAACTTGCAGTCAGCCGCCGCGCAGTTGATGGCAACCTTCATGCCGCCACCGGATTCCTCGTCTTCCACTTCCAGCATAGGTGCAACAGGCGGAATCGCCATAGTAGTCTCCTAGAGATGTGATACAAAAGATTATAGGCCGGGCAGCGCATTGGGTCAACACAAACAAAAACGGGCTACCATTTTTTGGTAGCCCGTTTACTCACTTCTTGCGTCGGATGCCCCAGACCGGATCGACCTTGAGCAACTTCCAGTAGATTTTCTCCGTCATCACCACGTCTGAAACGCAGTGCGCCATGAGATTGTCCATTGCTTTCTTGCGCTCTTCACCCTGACCCCAGACGGTGCGCCAGTGTTCGCGCGGAAAGATCGCCGTCTTCTCCTGCTCGATGCCGAGGAAGTCCGCGACATGGCCGAGGCCCGCCTTTGGATGCCCCTTGAAGTTGCGTGTCGTCAGATAGCCCACGCGCCGGAAGGCGTGCATCGTGTCGTAGGTCAATGGCTCGCAGTCAAACTTGATCCCGAGCTGATTGGCCCGGCTCTTCAGGAAGTTGAAGTCAAAGTATTCCAGATTGTGACCGATCCATAGGTCGAACGGTCGCAGATAGTCCAGAATGGACTTGAGCATCTTCTGCTCGTGTCCGGGTCGGCAGTGCATGTCGTCGTAGCGCCATGTCACAGGTTCGCCACGCAGGGGTTTCGCAACCGCCAGCAGGACAAAGCCCGCGCCGACCGCCGATAGATCGGTTGTTTCAAGATCGAGTGTCACGCAGTCCATTAGAACTGCCCCAGTTCTTCTTCTTCAATTTGCTGGGCCTTCAGGTTGAAGGCGTCACGCGCTTTCTGCTCCGTCACCACGCCGTTCAGCTTCACGCCCAAGAACGCCATAGCGAACGACGACACGATTGACGCGAGAACCAGCAGATACTCCGCATACTGCGCGGCGAATGTTGCGCTGGACAGAATCATTAAAACATCGAAAATCACAGTCGCAATAGCGACATACAGCTGCCTTTGTTCGGTAGTCATGTTAGCCTCTCGTTATGTTTTAGAGCGTCGTACACCCAGCCTAGCGCCACGCCGACGCCGAAGAACGTGAACGCCATCAAGTAGGCCGCGCGCAAGCGATTGAAGACCTCGCGCGGAATTCCAAACGAGACGTAGATCATTTCGAGAAATGGATACGTCGCCAGCACCCCGACAATGTGTCCGGTGATTTCGCGCCATCCGCCAGAGAAGACGTGCGGAACGGAATCAAACACATCATTGACGCGATGAGTTAAAAAGCCGCCGAGCATGGAGGTTACGAGCGTTGGAATCATTTTGAGCCCAGTGTACGCTTCGGATATTGGCGCTTGAGGTCGGCATTTTCAGTTTCCAGCTCGACAACCCGGACGCGCAGATCGGTATTTTCGCGCTTAAGCGCCGCCACCTGCGCAGTCAGGTCAAGAATAACCGCATTCTGATTGGCAGTGTCCTCGCTTGATCTACGCTTGTGCTCGTCCAGTTCTTTTTGCAGGGAGTCAATGCGTTTTTCAGCGTGATCCTTGTACGATTTGAACTCCTCCTGCGCGCGCTTGGCGTAGGATTGCCACGATTCGGCCAAATCCGCCGATGTATCGGCTAGAATTGCCGCCGATTCGCTCAGGGATTTGCCTTTTTCGCCGCCAGCGCGCTCCACATCTGCGCCCGCACGCTTGTCGTCCGCAATCGCCTTGCGTCGATCCACAAACCACATGGCCGACAGGGCCGTGATGGTCGTAATAATCAGCTGGAAAACAAATTTGGTCGTCTCATCCACGATTGGCAACCTTCAACATCCGATTCACACCGCCAGCGAGCATCAGATAGGTAAAGAAACGGACTGGCGCAGACCATTCGTGGCCTCCTGACCAGTCCGTTAGGGCGGTTAATGCGTAGAAAACAGCCGTTGCACCTGCGGGCAGAGCCAAAAGCAGCGCGTACGAGCCGATCCTAGGCACTCGGTACAACTTTCTACACCCTAGCAGGATGTAGATACAGATCGCAATCGTGATGAGCTGCCAGATATTCTCTTCCATGCCGATATTATGACACGAGGACGGCGTTGCGGCAACTAGATCAGGCGCATCTCGAAGTACAGAATGGCCCAGATTGCCGCCGCGTCAGTCTTGCGCCACGGTTTGTTGGTTGGACAGAAGTCGGTGACGGGTTTCAACTGACCCGAATACGGGTCGGCGACCATAATTCCGGACTCCAGCACGCCCGTCGCCAGCACGAAATGCTCGTCGTAATCCCCGCCGGGCACGCCATCGACCTTCAGGATAGCAGGTTTCCCGCTCGTCAATTCGGCGGTCAGAGCGCTCATCTCGCGCGCGTTCGGGTCGCGGCTCAAAAAGTCGCTACGGGTAATGGATTTGATCTGCGGGTAGATCGCGGTCAGCTGCGGCCAGTCCACGAGGTTGCGCGTCGGGGTATTGCGGTAGCCGCGCTGGCTGGCAAGTTCGGCCTGAACCCGATCCGGTGTACACGGACTGCCGTAATAGGTCAACAGCATTGCCAAACTGGTGATAGCACACCCATATTTGCCAATTGTACTGTCTCGCGCGGCATCAGGGTAGCCAAGAGGATGCGCCGCCCATCTTGGATCACGCTGGCACAGGACGGCAGGAACACCAGCAGATGTTTCTGGTAGACGATCCATAACTGCTCCTTGTACTTGAACACTGTTCCATCCGGCAAAGTGCCCATCTTGAGCCACTCGTCCAGCTGGTCTTTGCCAAACTGCCCGCCGACCCAGTAGCAGTCGGCGGGATCATATTTGAGCACATACTCGTCGCCCGGCCTGATGGCGTGGAGCGCGAGATTGGGTCGACGGTGGCTACGCCCCTGCCGACCAGTCGAACTCGGCTGGCTTGTCGTCTGATCCACTCGGCTTCTCCTCGGCGACCTTCTCCTTGGCGTTGGCGGCGATGACGACCGAATTGCAGACCACCTTGTACTCGGGAATCATCTTGCCGTTGTACTCGCGCGTCGGTGGATTGCCGTCTTCGGTCAACTCGACTGCGCCCACCACGGAAACTAGCGAGCCCTTCTGCATCTTCTCGGCGGCCTTCTCGGCGGTCTTACCGAACGCCGAGCAGTTCCACCACGCCTTGACATCCTTCCATTCACCCTCGATCTGCTTGCGACTATTGGTGACGATGGTGAAGTGTACGACGGCTGTGCCGCTCGCGGCGTACTTCAGGTTAGGGTCGCGGGTTGCAACACCATTGATTTGAAGCGAGTGAGAGGTTTCAAACTTTGCCATTGAGTTGCTCCTTGAGTTTTTGTGCGACGATGCGAATGACATCGTCAATGGTTTCCACTACGTCATACTGGCCGCGCCAGTCGTTACAGAAGTCCTGTTCTTGTGGAGTCAGTTTTCTTTTGCTCGGCGGCTGTTCGGGGTTTTTGACTTCCAGCAGCAAGTTGATTCCATTCGCGCCGACCACGAGGTCGGGAGCGCCGTGACCCAAATCCGCCGTGTCCAGCACGGAGTAGCCCACGCCGAGCAGCTGATCGACCAGTTGCTTATGATTCCCGTCCCGGCGACGGTGACGATCCACACGCTTAGTCAACGGTCAACTTCTTGCGCGTGCCCACAATCGACACGGTGACTTCTACAACCTGCTCGATGGCTGGATTCAAATTCCCGGCGCACTCCTCGTACGACTCATAGAACAGGGTCGGGCTCTCCACCAGCCACGGCATCAGCCGATCCTGCTTCTGGCCCTGCACCGGACTGTCCGCGCTCGCCTTGTTCTTCTTCGCTGCTACGTACCATGTGCTGTTCAGTAGTTGTCGTGCCATGTGTTCCTCCAAGTTGGGATGCAATTCCGCGAAAATACTGCGACCACTTCGTAACCAGCGTGTCGGAGAAGACGACGTACCGCACGCCCTCCGGCTTGTCGATGTCCTTGCCGAGCCTGACGGACTTATCGAGCGCGTCCGACATAGCAGTCAGCGCATCGGACAGCGCGAGTATGTAATCGGCCAGCGTTGGTTTTTCAAAAGCCATGTGGAGTCAAGTCCTTTCCGTCCCAGATGTATGGGATCAGCACAAGTTTAATGAGATCGGAATCTGTGAGTAGTCCCGCAATGTGTCTAAGCCCAAGATGGCACTCGTGGCACAGACCAATAACATACTCTGTCTGGTCGTACAGACTGCGTGGACGGAATACATGGTGAGCATCCGTCGCGGGTCGAATGCGTCCAAGCACTCGGAGACACCACTGGCAACGCCAGCCATCTCTCTCGAGCGCTGCGGTCTGAGCAAGAGATCGTCCACTCAACTCATATCCTTGTGAATGATCTTAGTTCCGTTGCTTTCCATGTATTTCGAGATAATTTCCCAGTCCTCGGCAGATATCACGACGAATTTGTCCAGACTCACGACAACATCTCCGGCATCGTTCTTGAGAACAAAACGATTTCCGGTCGGCCAGTACGCATTGATTGAGATATTCTTGCCTTCCATCATAGCACCACAATCGTTCGCGCCTTGTTGCTGTGCCAGTCGATCTTGCCCTCGGCCCGGAGCGCGTTCAGGTGGTACGACACGTTCGACTTCGCAATGCCGTACTCCTTGCCAATCTCGCCCAGCGTCGGCGGATAGCCGTTCTTGGCGATGAAGTCTTGGATGAATTTCAGAATCGCTTCACGCATGAGTCGCCTCGTTATATCTGATTTTCCTTGCCAGCGGCCCTGAACAATCATAAACCGTGACCGGCTTACCAAAAGTTGCCGCTGCTTTGAAAGTAATCTCTGTCCCGCGGGATGTTCCGTTCCAGACAGCCATGCAGACATCGCACCGCTCTGCCATAAAGACATCGCGCTGCGGGTACGTTCCTCGGAGTCCATAGTTCAGCCCCGTCCTTGCCCGGCGGCGCAGTTTCTCATACGCCCCGTACACCGTCACCGGAACTTTAAGCAGGTCGCACTGGTCTATAACCCGCGCATCCACGCCTTCGGCGTCCCCGACAATGATCTCGCACCCGTCTGCCTTGGCGTCCAGCACAATCTGGTCGACCAGTTCCAGCATCTCGAGCGACGCCACGCGACTGCCTGTCACCAGTATTTTAAGCATCGCCTGTCACCACGTACCACGTTCCGCTCAAGTCCTCGCCGCCGACGGTCGTCTCAATCTGGGCAACTTCCTCGGGCGTCGCTTCGGTTACAGTCGGGTCGCTCATGTCAGCTCTCCTCGTAGTTTGGACGGTGGCGCGCGATATGGAACGAGAACGGATTGTCGTCATCGGTCATATCAATATGCCAGTCGTACAGGTCGAGACCCAGTGCGCCCAGACGCTCCTTGAGTGTGCGCTTCATGGAGTCGATGGCAGGCTGGCCGTACTTGCGGATGAACGTCAGCTGCGAGTCCGTCAGCGCGACGGTAGTCTGCTCCCGCATGTACGGGACGAAGTTGCTCACATCCAGCGTGATGCGGTCGATGACTTGCTTGAAGGTGGCGAGTGTTTCAACGGAGACGGTCTTGGTCATTTCGCACCGCCCGTAAGCGCTGCGCCCAGCAGAATCAAGAAGACTGCGCTAACGACCGAGGCGGTGGCGGCGGAGGCTGACGGTGTCACTTCGTCGCTCGAGTTATCGACCGCAATGGCGGTCAGCAGGTGAATCGAGTTCACGATCAGTGTAATCACTACGGCGGCGAGCATCAGTTGCGCTTTGTCCATTTGAGTTACTCCTGTGTGTTGATGGTCACATTGTAACTCTTGTTCTAACGAATTGCAATAGGACATTGGTACTAATTTCGGAGGTTTGCAAATCGCGTGGATAACGCCGAGCATTTCAGCGGAGGGGATCGAGTTCAACCTTTATGCTCGGCGTGTTGGTTCGTCTGAGATTTCGCCGAGCAGTTTGGTTGTTTCTGTGTTCTTGGTGCGGCAGCAGTTTAACACTTTTTGATGGCAAAAGTCAAGGGTGGTAACGATACCACATCGAAAATTTAAGGAAGTTACGACAATTTGTTCTATGGTATCGATACCATATTCTGAAATAAAAAACGACCCTGACGGGAACAGGAGAAATAAAACCGTCAGGGCCGGGTGGGGCGGAACTACCCGTCCCAGTTACATATAGTGTAGCGATTATCTCGCTGGCGTCTATGGTACTTTGGTACTATCTGCGTAATTCGGGCACTGCTTGTTTCCGCAAAAGCCGACGCCGAAACCGTGGTCGCAGAGTTTGAACTCCTGAACGAGTTCGACTGGGATGGCTCGGAAGTAGTTGTTCCACGCAGTACGTTCGCACTCCTCGGAGCAAACAGCGGCCTCGAAGTTACCGTCAATCCAGTGCGTGAGAGCGCCACAGACGAAGCAGGAATAGGGTTCGTCTAAGTCGTCGGCCTTGATGAGAAACGAACCCTCGAACTGAATCTCGGTCTGGTGTGGTGCTTTCGGGTAGAGCGTTGTGAACGTGGTCATGGGTGGCCTCCGAGTTGTAGCCCCGCGTCAGGTCGCTCCACTGTGCGCTGGTTCTGGATGTTGGGTGGACGACACTCTACTGATTGCGTCCCTTACGCACCTGCGGACTTAGCGAAGGAGTCCGACTGCCGCGCCGTACGTCTGAGTGACGGGTGGCCCAAGATTCGCGGGGTAGTGACAGTGTAGCACAGTGTGCGGCGGAGTCAATGGTACGGATGTACTACGAGTGCTGTGGCGTTATACTATCGGGCGGGATACCTCCTTCTACTACTAACTGCTATCTTTCATCCTCTACCCTCCACCCTCTACCCCTCACGCTCTACGCTCTCCCCATTAACCTATTGACTATGCGAAGATAACCCGTCCCCCTTGCGCGGCGGGCGGGATTGCGTAGTATCATCGCGGCGGCCAAAATCGCCAAACAAAAATTCGCGGCACAACGCCGCACCACAGGAGAGTGACACAATGTTCACCACCACACGCAACGAGTTCGGTTACGCGGTCAAGGCGCTGGCGACGGCCAAGGCTTTCAGCACGGGCAGTGTCGGCTGGTTCGTCAGCGACAAGGTTGTCATCGACGGCGTGCGCTATCAGGCGCAGGCGCAGGCCGTAGTCGTCAACTCGAAAGGCATCGTCAAGGATGGCGACGATTCGGCGGCGGTGCTGGCGGCGCTCGGTGTCACGGGCAACCAGACCATCGAGATGCAGGTGCTCGCCAAGGACTTCAAGACGGGCAGCAAGGGCTGGTTCGGCTCTGGCAAGGTCGTCATCAACGGCCATATCTGCCAAGCGCAGGTGCAGTTGACGGCCATCGGCACGTCGGACAAGGCCATCGCCAAGGCGGGTGACAAGGCGGCCAAGGCGCAGGCGGCGGCGGATGAGGCGGCGCGCAAAGCCGCCGAGAAGCGCGCGCAGTTGCTGGCGCTGAAAGCGTCCATCGGCCAGTAGTCCAGAGTTGGATGCGCAGAGAGCGTCGGGCAGTGCCCGGCGTAATGCGGCAGTCGTGCTCAAGCCACGACGTCCAACACACACAAGGAGATTATCATGCGCAACAACGGTAAGGCGGTTCTGCTGGCGGTTCTGATTCTGGTCGCGTCCATCCTCAGCGCGTGCGACAACCCGATTCGTGACATCGTGCTCGTGCCCGAGGGCGGCAACACGTGCGCGGGCGGGTCGTGGGGCATGCCCTGCGACAACAAGTAGTTATCCACAATTTGTCCACACGTTATCCACAATGTCAGTGCGGTTTATCCCAAACCCGCCGCACTGACTTGGGATAAATTTGGGATATATCACTCGACATAACGAGGCCACCATGTTTGAGCCCATCGCACACACCAGCATCAAGGTCGTCCTCAAGTTCAACGGCAAGCCCGTCGCCTGTGTACCGACGCAATGTCTGCCCGACGGAACGATCTTCGTACGCGCCAATGACTGCCCAGAGTTCCCGGGTGAGGGAACACTGTACATGCTGCAATCGTCTGCCGTCGTTGCTAAGACGGTTGCATAAGGACGCACATCATGCCTAAGCTCATCACATCGCTCACGATCCGCTATCACGGCGGCTCTGAATCGTCCATCGGCCACGACGGCGGGCTGAACGATAACATGGTTCGCATCTATCGCGCCGCTCAACTGCCCGGCGTGAGTGAAGTGACCTACCTGTTGTACGTAGACGGCAAGCCGCAGTACCCGTCTACCACACTGACTGCCGCCGACCTGAGCGAGACGCTGGTCGCTGTACTGGACAAGGTGGACGCCGCTAAGCGCGGTGCGCTGTTCGGTGGTGATAAGCAGAAGTGCTCGGCGTACATCTGGGGCATGATCGCCATGATGGAAGAGGTGTACTCGCACAAGGAATGGTGGCTACAGAATTACGCCATCCAGTGCGCCGATGAAGTTGCGCGCCAGTGCAATACCCGATAGGAGAACTAGACATGAACAGCACCGTCGTTCGCAACACCCTGCCCGACGACCTGACTCCGCCCGCGCGCAAGGATAACCGCCCGCGCAAGGACGATGTGATGGTCGTGTTTGAGAAGTCCGACACCGAACCCGGCAAGCACGTCGCCGTGTGCGTCGTGCCTTTCGGCGACAAGACCGAGACGTGGCGGGTGGTCATCGGCCACAACTCATACAACATGGATATCGTCGATATCGTGGCGGTGCTGAAGAGCATCTGCATCTGCACCACAGCGTGCGTGCGGGGCTTCGCCCTTGAGGGCGTCGCCAAAGTGTACGCTGACTAGCGTTACTGCCTGCCGGGTGTTGTCCGTTCGACTCGGACACGGGCACTTATCTTACACCGTGCAAGGAGAGTGTAATGAATCACTTGGAGTTGGCTGAGAAGATGATGTCGGGTGAGAAGTTCACGCACTGGATCGTGGCTGTGAACTTGCACTTGGAAGCGGGCGAGTACCCGCTGGCTGTCCATCGCATGCTGTCGTCCGGCGTGCTGGCGCAGTACCAGAAGTACGAGGGCGCGCACCGCAAGTATTACGTCGAGGACTGGGCGAACAAGCCCGACTACTACGGCGTGCCCGGTATGACGCTCGTGCAGATTGACCGGGTGTTCTTGGCGCGGGTGTTCGACATGCCGTACTATGACCTGCTCGGCGTGAAGCGCGAACTGGAGAAGATGGTCGCCGACATGCGGTATGACGAGTCCGTCGATATGCTGACGGCGGGTGAAGATTGGCAGTGGGATTACGTACGCACGCTGCTGGGGTATGTGGATACCCTAGTCTGGGTGCGCAATAACGACATGGGGGTAACATGCTAGAGTTCATCGTCGATATGATCGCCACGATCTTTACCAAGCGTGGCGAACGCAAGGACGTGCCGTACCAATCAACGCAGTACGCCAAGAACCACACCGAGGCCAAGCAGAAGGCCCGGTATGCGGCGCAGGCGACGGGCGTGAACGTGGCCCGCATCAAGTCCAGCACCAACACCCGAACGGGTGATACTGAATAACCACAAGGAGATACGCAATGGCTATCAAACCGCAGTTCCCGTCGTTTCGTTCCGTCTCGCATCAGACTCGCCCCGGCACGCCGCCCAACCACGGCGGCGGCAACCGCTTAGTGTGCGTCAGTGACGACAACGAAGTGCGCCGCCTGCCCCGCAAGCAAGCGGCTGAGTTGGTGGCGAGCGGCTGGTACTACGTCGCCAAGATGATCTACAAGGCGACGCATCGCAAGTAGGACTGATGTCCCCGGCTACTCACGGATGGTAATGTACGACTGGTGAGTAGCGCCCACGTTGCTGGTGGTAACGTGAGTACGCGGCAATCCGGGTTCGACTCCCGGCGGGGACACTGTAGATACCTTAGTATAGGAGATGCGCCAATGACTACACCGTTGGATACGTACCGGCACAATCGCAAGCTTGGGTACTCGCCGCAAGCGAGTGCCATCAGCACCATCATGCAGCACGCCGACACGGCTACCGAGTCGCGCGACCGGGTCAACCGGGTACGCAAGGTGGCTAAGCCGAGCCGCAAGAACTTCGACATCCGAGGGTACAGCCGTGGGTAGGCTATGGGCGTCGTTCGATGTGGCTGGTAGTGAACCGTCTGGTCAACGCCGTGGCTTCAAGCCCGACGAGATGGCGGTGCGCCGCATGATTGCGGCGACGAATGGTAAGCCGTCCGTGGTGTGCGCGTGGTGCGGCAATCGCGTTCGACTCGATGCCGCCATGCTACAGGATGGCGGGTGGAAGTCGCAGGACTACTACCTGTGCTCGGCGTGCCGCACGTATGGCTCGCCCGAGTATCGCCAGCAACGCAGTGGTCATGAGTGCTGGTCGTGCAAGATGGACAAGCCCGACCAAGACTACTGGCTGGCAGGCGGAGAGTTCGGCGACGTCGAGATGTGTGATGACTGCAAGAAGTCATACGCATGGGTGACTGTGGCCGGGATGTTCAAGCGCATCTATAAGGGCAAGCCTGAACTGGTCGGCGAGTGGTGGCGCGTCATGCCCCTGCACGCCGAGCATGAGTGCGATGTATGCCACGAGCATGCGCCATGCGTCGAGCCGTACGACATGACGCCGTGGCTGCGCACGGCGCAGAAGTTGCACGTCTGTATTGAGTGCAACAGAATCGCAAGCGAGGTGTAGCGTGGGCGATAACGAAGCATTCACATCCGGCTCTGTGCTGCTTGTTGCGGGTATTGTGATGGCCGGACTGTTCGATGCGACGCTGTTCGGCGGGCTGTTTGTCATTGTCGGACTAATGCTGATGTTTCCCTCGAGCAAGGAGTAGCATGGACTTCATCGAGAGCGTCGCCAAGGGATTCCCGATACTGGTCATCTGGGTTCTGATGATGGTGTCGTTCCTGATGTACTCGAGTGCGATGTCTGGACTTGCGTTCGGTGTCAGCAAGAGATGGCACAAGCCGTACGCAATCGCCTACTCCATCGCGCTGGTCGTATTCACGTCTTACATATTCGGACGGGGGCTATAACATGGAGCAGTCCATCGTACGGAGAGCAATCGGCAGTGCCGTCGTCGCAGTTCTAATGCTGGTGTACTGGATGGTGCACTGATGGCACATCCGCTCGACGAATACACGTCGCAATACTCGCAGTATTACGGGACACCACACCTAATGGGACTGAAGTTTCGGGCGTGGTGTCCGGGCAAGCGACCCGACTGGCAGGAGAAATACTTCGTCGAGTTCCCGACCGACCTGCCCCGTCAGGACTACGGCCTGCCGACGTGGACGATGATGTCCGTGCTCGACAATATCATGGAGTGGTATGACCTGCGCAGTATTCGGTTCGTCGCCAATGAGAGCCGACAGGCTGACAGTGCGTGGCCTGACGGCATGGTGAAGTTCCTGATGCGACTGCCCAATGGGTACTGTTTGTACGAGAAGAAACTGGAGCGGTCACGATAGTCCAGTTCTGGACAGGCTTGCGTACAGGCTGAGCGCAGCCGTAGGCTCTACGGTGGTGGCACACCACTGTGCTGGTTCGAGTCCAGCCCTGTCCCCTCAATCTGCTCGGCGTGAGTAGATAACCCATATACAAAGGAGCAACATGACTACCAAACGCATCACCATTTCGCAACCCGCCGCCTACGAGAACAAGTTGGATCGCGACCCGAAGAGCAAGACCTTCGGGCAGAAACTGCACTACCCGCTCCATGCCGACGGCACGGTCAGCGGGCAGGGCTACCGCAAGGCGGCGGATGCGCTCTCGGCCCACAACATGATGGTGCAGAAGGCCGATGAGTTGGCGTCTGCCGAAGGCTACTCGGCGCACGATGAGGGGCTGGACATCCTGTCCAATCCGTACTCGGGTCGCATGGCTCGGGCGTGGGCGAATGGCTGGAACAAGGCCGACGCTGAAGCCGGGATGGACGAGCGCGAATCACTGAGCGACGAGGAAGAAGCCGCCGCCATTGCCGAACTCGAGACGGTGGCGTAGTATGAGCAAGCGTCGAGTCACCTTATTCTTTGAGTTTGGCGGAGAGCCGAACGACGACTCTGTTATCGCTCACCACGTCGCCGAGGCGCTTGTTAATCGCTTCTGTGGTGTAGGTGAAGTCGAGTGCAAATCGTTCTCGCCCGGCCCAGCCGTCGTTAATTCGGTCGACATTGCAGTTGGCGTTACAAAACTGGCACGGGTCGAGTACATTCCGAAGAGTGAAGGCGGCAATGGGTACACCGCCATCAAGACATCGGACTTGAAACACGGGTGAGCTGTTCTGGCTCATCTTCTTCGGAGCGGTAGTCATCAAGGCGCTCAGGCTGAAGGTCTGACGCCGAGCATTGGAGAGACATGGCTATCGAGATTAGATGCGCGATCGACCAACAGACTGCCGACTTCTTCAATGCGTACGCCAGTAAATGCAACGAAGCAGAATGGGACGCAGTCGAAGAGCTGGGCGCTTGGTGGCAGCAATACCAGAATGGCTGGCGAGTTGTTCTGTCGTACACTCAGGTAGACAGAATGATCTATCTCAGGGATGTTCTCCGAGATATCCGAATTCCTGAACTCGGTCACGTCTACTTGCGGGAAGTGCTCAAGAGCAAGAAACTCAAACTCACTCGCGAGCTGAGTTACGAAGATCACATCGAGCACGAACTCGATATCATCAGGATTCTGTTCCCGGAGCAAGTCCTGCCTCAGATGATCTGGGGTTTCGAGCCGGGGTCATTCAAGAAAGACGGCAAGATTATTCACATCAAAGGAGAGCGACATGGCT